AACGAAAGCCGCGCATCGTCGCCCACGGTCGCCGTAGTGCTGGTCGTGCCATAAGCCACGGCAAAGGAGCGGTTTGCGGACAGGTCGCCGCCTCCGGTCAATCCCGTGCCTGCGGTCATGGTCGTAGACCCAAGCGCCTTGTTGGACAAAGAAGTAACTAGACCTGAAATTTGCGACTGTCCAAGAGTCAGGGCATCCGTGCCGCCAACTGCGTGCGTGCTGGCGTGCGTTGTGCTTGCCTTGGCCGCAAGGTCAGAAACCAAACTAGTGACCTGCGCCTGCGTGATTGTGATGGCATCAGCACCCGCTGCGCTGTGCGTACTAGCGTGCGTTGATGGAGTACGGGCGTTGCTTAGTCGGGCATCGTTGCCCACGCACGCGGTTGTCCCTGACGTGCCGTAGGAGACGTTGAGCGTGACATCAGCCGACAGCGTTCCGCCACCGCCCATGCCTGTCCCAGCGATCACTTGCCGCGTAGTAGCCACCTTGGCAGCAAGGGCAGTACCGAGGTCGGTGATCTGCGCCTGTGACAGCGTGAGCGGGTCTGACCCGGCCGCCGTGTGGGTACTAGCGTGAGCGAGCGGTGGAAGACTGCCAGCCGAAAGCCGAGAGTCGTTGCCTTGGCAGATCGTCCCGGCGGTTGTCCCAAAGCTTGCGGCAATGGTTCCCGTCCCGGTAATCGTTCCCCCGGTCAAGCCTGTGCCTGCGGTGATAGCGGAAACCGCCCCTACGTTGATGACTACGTCAGCCATTAAACTGCTCCTGCTTTGGTGTTTACTTGGGCAGCGCCAAGCGAGATAAGCCGCTTAGTGACGCTGGAAGGGAAGAAGATGTCGAGGTCGTACCGGGCGCTGCCAAGGGGCATAGTCGCGGTTGTAGCGGCTGAGACGATGATTGTCCCGACCGTCTTAGATACGTTCAAGGTAATCATTGGGCTTGCGCCGATGCTAGAAGCGACGAGGAATCCAGTTGTATCGGGCTGCGAGACGGTCAAACGCCATTCGGTAGCCGTGCTGAGGGCGGGGTAAGTTGACGGCCACGTTCCTACGCTGACCGTCTCTTGGTATTCAGCACCCCGTGAGAAGATGATGTTCCATCGCTGATTCATTTCCGCTCCTATGCCTGTTCAACTATTTCAATAATTTGCTGCTGCACGCAGGTTACCTTTACGGCGTTCGGCATTGAGAACCAATACTGCGGTTCTACAGGAACTGTACCGCCTGTATAGGAGGTGGGGAACTGCTCGACCATGTGGACGATGGTGTCGTTGCAGATCGGGAGCGCCTCAATAGTTGCGTTGCTGTAGTGCGACTGGAGCACCCCGGGCGCAACGCGGGAGCCGCTGGTGTTCCCGTTCTCGGCCATATTGCGTGCTACGATTGCGTCGGCTGCGGTTCTAGCGTATGCCCCGATGGACACGCTTGGGGTAGCGCCAATGGTCGGGTTTGGCTCGACTTCCACAAATGAATATGCCCAGCGCCAGTTGCCGTAATACTCATGGTTGGTGATCCGCGCCGGGAACGAACGGCACATGGGCGGCGGCACGTCGATGATGGTCGCCCCGACGCAGTTGCGATACGCCTGCGCGTTGCCCTTAGCGGTGATGATGTCCCTCGGATCGCTCCAACTCGTGCCTTGCAACCCAAAGCGCCAGTCGGTTTCGTCCGCCGAGGTAATGGTGTAGGGCGACCATTCCCCGTCAATGACCGCAAGGCGGTAGGAGACGTTGCCAAGCTGCCCGATATTCGAAGAAACTGATGTGTACCAAGGAATCCACCCAGCCCAAACGGTGCGCCCGAAGGGGATGTTGCTGTTGCGGTCGGCGTAGTCGTCCCGCATCTTGGTTGAGAGGGTGGTCGGGTTCCAGCCCGGGCTAGTCGTCAAGACCGCCCCGGTACTGTCCTGCACCACAATCGACGCGTCCGTTATGTAAGCCGCTCCAATGTCGTTCGGGGCACGAGAGAAGGTAGCTGCCGAGCCTGCCGCATAGACTTGGCTTGTCGTGAAACTCTGCCCGGTAGCGGGGACGTTGGCAATGGTGCAGTTGTCGTAGTAGGTCAGCCCCTCGACCATGCGCTGAGGAAACACCACGCTACAAGTGAGCGGAGCGCGGGCATTAAATCCGGTCGCGTTGTAAATGGTCACCAGCGCGTCGGTACTGGCTGCTGGGCCGTTGACGGGCTGCATCCCTCCCCGCATCGCCGTCTTGTAGCCGCCCATCTTGAGGTTGTACTGCCCCTTCAGATTGCTGCGAGTGATGAACCGCGTAGCTGTGCCGTCACTAATGATGACCTGCTGATTCGCCACCGCAATCGCATCAAGCACCATAGCAAGGCTGACGTTTGGCGATCCGTACAGGTCACTCAATCGCCTCATGTACTCCGGGCTTTGCACCGTGAACCCAACCGGAGCGGTTAGGTTGTCGGCGCTTGCCGCCGTGCTGACCTGTGCAAGTAATTCGGTGTAGGTCGTAATTGGGGTCGGCGCGGTCGCGTCATTGACCTGCCATCGACCATCGGATGACCATGTTGGGGCGAGGGCAATACCAAGAACCGCCGCCGATGAGAACTGCCAGTACCAACGCTCGTCGACAAATTCCACCAACACCGCGCCGCCCTGTTGCGTCCAATAGAAGGGCTGCGGCGGGCGGGCGTACAAGCCGCTGATGACAAACGAACGACCGCTTGAATCCTCAAGGGTCAAAGAGACGGTCGTTTCTGCGTAAAGTTCCGTGAGTTGCGTTGAGGCAATCAGGACGCTGACGCGAGTGTGCTGCGTCATCCCGACCGGGACATCTACTCGGAACAGGTCAGCCTCAGGTATGCCGATCTGCCGTGCCGTGTCTTGCATAACAGCGTCAGGCAAGAGGACGGGGATGATGTCCTGCCCTGCGGTGATGTACGCTTGCACGCCCATTACGCGTAGTCCTGTGGCGTGCCAAGTTGATACGCCTGCGCGTTGCTACCAAGTGAAAGCACAGAGCTTGCATCGACTTGGTTCTGTGGGTCGTACCCAAGGGCAAGGGGAGCGGCAACGCTGGGGCTTTGTCCACTCGGCCACCATTGTCGGCGACCCGCCACAGTTGAATACCCATTGCTTGTTGACCCGCCACCGTCATACGAGCGAAGCGTGCGCGTGTAGACCCCAATAAACGTGCGCTGTCCAGCCGGATCAACGTCACCATGATTGACCTTCCAGTCGTCATTGATGACCACAAAGCCAGCAGGAATGGGTCGGAACGTCCGGATGGGTGGTACGTTGACGCGAGAGACTACGGTCGTTTCGTCTAGGGTGACCGATGCCTTGCCCGTCTGGAACACAAAATCAGCGCCCTCGGTGTAGAGCGTTTGCATCCTGTGCATACGCGTCTGGGTGTTGACGTTCGTAGTCGTCTTTGATTGCTCTACGGATGTTGTTTGATCGTTTCCATTAAACTCAACAAGTGCTTGGCTATTCTTAAACGGCCCCGCTTGAATAGCCGTATTGATTTCGTCGAATTGAGTTTCCGGAACCCCGACATTGACCAACGGAGTTCCTAGGGGGCAATCAGCAACCAAGACCTGAATGCACGAAGCGATTGCTATGGTTTGAGGAACCGGATTTTTTGCGCTTGTTTCGTTTGCAAACCAATGCGGAACACCAGCCACACCCTGATAGGAGCCATAAGGGTCAGCACTATAAGGGCAACTAGTGCTGCGGTTTACATACAGTATTTTGCCAATATAAACAGCAAGAGGAACCGGAAGAGACGCTACCCCTGCAATATCTGTGGCTATGGCTGGGGCAAGCGCGTCAATCTCAACTCGGACTTTTGCTTTCTTGAGCATTTCCTGCTCGGTTACTGCTAGCCGCATGATCTTGCAATGCTTAAAGATAATGCGAGACTGCGCCAGAACAACCGCTGACCAAATCAAATGTCGAACGTCGCCGTTAACTGACCCTTCTAGTTCGCACGAGAAACGCAACGAAGCCCATGTCAATTGCTGGCGATTGCGCTCGTAAGTGAATTCCGCCGTACCAGTAAACGCACCGTTAGGCATTGCCGTCCGGGCTTGTGAGTCAACAATTTCGTAGATGAGCGAATTTCCCGCCTCGTTATACGCAAAGGTCTGTGATTGGCGTGTCCAAAATCCGGGGAATCCCGGACGAATAGGAGCAACTGCGCGGCGGAAAAGATCCGCCCACGGTGCTTTACCAGTTACTTCTGACTTAGATCCGGTTAAAGCAACAGAAGCCGTTGTCCCGGTCGCTGCAAGGTCAACTACCAACACGCCTGCAACCGTGCGCGTGATATGCCCGCCAGCATCAAGAGTGAAGCTTGATGTCCAGCGGTGCGAAATGATCGGGTAAGGAGTGGGCGTTAAAGAATTTCCATCCGAAGACAATGCCGCTGAAATCGTGAAATTGACAACGCAAGCGCGGCGACCGCTAATTTCAACCACCGAAATAGACATCGTTGGCCCGCGCATGGTGTCGGGGTGGGCAATGTTCAGAAGGTTTTCCGTTCCCTCTGGCGTTGTTACGCTCACCAAAACCCTGTCCACGCGCCCGGTTCCAGTCCGGAATTTCTCTACCAAGTCGGTGTAGGTATTTGTGCCGTCAGAAATCAATGCGCTGCCAGCAACATTGACCTCGTACCGGATGAGCGTGTACCCATCTTCGGCGTAGATGGGTTTCATTTCATAAGCCGAAATATTGGTGTAGGGGAGCGTGTAGGTCGTTTGGTTGTATTCAAACGATACGAATGTGCTTCCGTTTATTGACATTAAACTCGCGCCCCCATGAGTCGTAGATCGTCTAGGAAAGGTTTATTGAGTTCTGAGAAATCAATTCCCGGCTTGGTGTTCATGTTGATTTCCCGAATGTCCTTGCCAATTTGTTCAATTGAAGCGCCAAGGTTCTTAAAGAACTCACTACCCATAGACTTAGGAAGCAAAGTAGCAAACGACTGCCAGAGTTTGCCGTACATTTCAATGAAGTACCCAATAGTGTCAATGATTTTGGGAAGCCATGTTTCTAAATACTGCAACACCTTGGATACCACTTTAAGAATTGGGCCGACAATGGCGGCTCCTGCGGTAGCAAATACGGATCGAAACCGGAACAGCGATCGCTCAATTTCACCCTCCGTTGACACCACTCTTGCAGACAATGCGCCGCCCATGTTTGCGGCTCGCATCTTTTCCCCCATCATTGCCATCTCATTCCCAAGGTCTGCCAGTTGAACGGCGGGGCTGTACTCGCGGATGTCGTCTACAAACGCTAGAACAAACTGGCGCAACTGCATAAACGCCTCGTAGACTTTGCCAATTGCTTTGATGCATTGAACAACAACAATCTTGAGGGCAGAATATATCGCAGTAATGATCCCGCTGACCATTTCCGAAGCCATTGAAGCGACTGAAAGCCCACCAGACATTAATCCGCCTGCGCCCCCCGCAGCTCCGCCCGCAGACGACTTACCGCCCTCGTTGATGTCGATGGTGATCTTGCCTAAGTCTTGCATTATTGAACCTCCCAAGTCATTTCAAACGCGCACAGGAAAGTCTCGGTTCCACGCATCCAGCCGACCGCCTCGTCTACCGCCTCAATCTGCCCGCCGCTGCGCCATGTGAGTGGGATGGTCAGCCGACCGCCAAGCGTGTTCTGAATCAGAAGCGTGCGTAGCCCGTCGATGAATTGCTCAATGCCTTCACCCCCGGCAATGCGCTCGGTAGCTCGGTTGGTGTTGTCAAGCAAGCCGCGCCACCAGACCGTGATCTGAATCGTTGACTCAAGCAGCCCAACGCCGCTACGAGGGTGCAGGGCAGCGTCGCCGCTAGGGACGATCTGTACCGCATACTGGGCAAGCATCTCGTCTCCGGGCTTCTCCGCTACATAGACGGCATCCCCGTAGTTGTTCGCGGACATCCAATTTCGGATTTCGTCACGCAACGCAATCCAGATGCCCGCGTTACTTTGCACGGTCATTGGTTTACCGCCTTGCTGTGTTCGATTTGCATACGCGTCTTGAAAGCAAGAGATGCGTCACCCGTAGCAAGGTTGACAATGTGTTCGGTCAACTCAGGAGATCCAAGCGCAACAGCAATGCCTTGCGCGAATACAAGGGACTGTCGCGCTTCAATCATGGGGATGTTCTGCGCTAGTCCCATTGCCGTGTTCTCGTCAAATTCCGAGGGGAGCCGTCCGTATGTCGCAACGAATAGGGATACTCCCCTTGCTATTTTCCCGCCTGCTCTACCGCCTGACCCATACGCGCAAAGACTGCGAAGAGGATCTCGTCCGACGCGTTAGCAGCTACTTCGGGCGAGCGTGCTACTTTTCGTAAGGCTGCTGCGACATCCGCGACTTGCGGTTGCCCGTCTTGCTTCCCGCTCAATGCGGCGAGCGCCTCGTTCCATTGGACTACCAACGCGCCGGACGGGATTTCTACGCGGAAGAGAAGTGGGTCGGTATCTGGGGTGAGGTCGATCATGTCAGGAAGTATAAGAGGCGGCGAGCAAATTGCTACCGTCTGGGATGGCGCGGAAGGTCAAACCCATACGCTGCTCGACGTTGCCGAATTGCGAGTGCGCGATTGCGTCACCCATTAGATAGCAACGCCCAAAGGTGTAGCCCGTCTTGCCGACCGTCGCCGGGGCGACCTTGATGCCAAACGTCCCGCTATCGCCGACCAAAAGGCGGCCAACGGTTGAGCTGTACGCCGCTCCGCGCTGGCGCGTCTGTAGGCTCGTTAAAGTCGCCGCATCCCACTTGACCAGCGTGACAGTAATCGTTGCGCTCGTGTTTTGAACCACCATTTCCTCAGGAGTCGCACCCGAGGCGACGGTTTTGATTTCATGGATGTTGTCCGAGTAGGAGACTTGCGGGAGGCTGTCGTTGTCGGTTTGCCCGAGTTCGACATACCCAGCCCCGACATTGACGAAGATTGACGTTGGGCCAGCGACGAAGATTGCGGTTGCCATTACTTGAGTTTTCCTTTGAGGATCTTTGCTAGACCGATTTTGATCGTTTTGCCTATGGCACTAAATTCTACGGATGTCGGGACGAGGAACGGACGGGCGGGAACGTCTACGCCACTCCACGCCATGACGTAATCCTTGCCACGCGATAGGTTCTCGGTGTTGGGGTTCGCCCCGGTCGCATGGGTGCGCTTACCCTTGCGGGTCAGCGGGATGAAGTTCGGGCCGTCAGTTGAGAATCCCATCTCATGGTAAATGCCGTAGATAGCGCCCGACATCGTCACGGAGAGACGGGCGGGGCCAGTCTGCTCGGCTTTCGCCCCAATCGACCGCAGTAGGTTGCCAGTATCTCGGAGAGGCTGACCGCCGTTCCGGTAGGACTGCCCGGACATTTTGTACTCGGTCACCATGACGTTCTTCACAACAACCGAGCCGTCCTTTTTCTTGCGGCTGACCGCCTTCAAGACTTGGCGGGTCGCGCTGGCAACCTCGCCTTCCCGAGGCTTCTTGGTCGTCCAGAACTCGCCAGACATGGGCTTGAGCGCCGCGAGGGCGACCGTCTCCCCGTTCGGGCCGCGTCCTTGGCTTTGAGCAATGTGCTGCTTGGCGTAGGCGGAGATAGCCGCCGCAATGCCATTACGGACAGACTCGTTGGCGAGCGCCTTGCTGATTCTCTTGCGCCACGGCTCCACGTCAGCGCCCCGGCATCGTGTTCGGGAGGCGAGGGCGGAAGAAGCCGCTGTTGCTCACGCCGTCGTACCACGCGAGCGTCTGCAATGGGGTGGCTTGCACCGCTGGCACACCTGCATCGGCTGCCTTGGCGACCGCGCCGAATATCATCTTCCCGTCCCGGAGTGCTTCCAGCATGGAGTACGCCTGCTTCAGACGCTGCTCCACGGCTGGAGTAATCTTCATGGCGCGGCGCTGAAAGAGCGCCTCGACCGCCAAGTCAACAACGAGCGTCATCAGCAGGGGGTCACGATCCGCTGAGAGCGTCGTCAAATCCAAATCCGTGTAGATGTTGCCTACACGCGTATACGCCTGCACAATCCCCGTAGCGCGGTCTAGCGCGTGCTGGGTAACCGGGTTGGAGCCAAGCATGGGACTACCGAGGTCGCTGCACAGTTGTGCAATGATCTGAGCGTCGAGCGCGGCTTCTAAATCGGCGTAGGTGGCGTATGCGGTCATGGTTTCCGCCTAGAGAGGGTGGCGAGAGCCGAAGCCCTCGCCACCCTCATCCTGAGAGGCTGAATAATTAGCCCGTGACGTTGGCGCACAGGAACCCAGAGACTGGAGCAACCAGTTCCGAGGTGCTGTTGTCAATGACGCGGCCTTCAATACGGCGATCCTTCGGATCGTCCCAGTTCTCAACCGTCATATCTTCAAAGGCGAAGATCTGGCAAGTGCTGAACGAGGTTGAACCTTCGACACCAATCAAGCCACCGGGGCGGCTCACAAAGATTGCCGAGTTGCCGTACACGAATGAACGAGTCGCCGAGGCTGCGCCCTTGCGGGTCGTAATCTTGACCGAGTCGTCAACGACAATTGAAACGCCAAACAGATTTGGCGGGAGGCCGTAACGGCTGAAGATGTCACTACCTTGCAAGAACGGCAGCGCAGCTGGGTAGTTCTTGACGTAGTTGCGAATTTCTTCCGTCTGGGAAATGAGGTTTGCAATGGTCGGACTAATGACCAAGCAAATATCTTCACTACGAACCGCGCCACCAGTAGCAAGCGAGATGCGCTGGAGCGCGTCTTGGATACTTGCCTGAATGACGTTAGTGGTTGAACTCGTCCAAACACCCTTCCAAGCACTACCAGTAGCCTGATAGTTGCCCGCTGTGGTAAACGCATTCACGGCTGCGGTGTTGGTCAACGCGGTAGCAGTTCGCATGGAGCGAGCGGTCATAGCAAGCTGTGCCTTGCTGCGAGCGTGCTGGGCAACGATGTCCCACGCGGCCTGCTTGACTGTCTCGTTCGGAATGTAGAACGGGAAGGCAAAGCGTTGAGCCGTGAAGGTAACGAAGTCATGCTCGTTCATCTTGCCGACCGGGCGGTCGTTACCAAGAGGCCAAGCGAATTCGTTAACGTCAGTCACGCGGACGTTGTCGTCCGAATTAAGACGCAGGTAATACCCCGTCTGCTGATTGCAGGCGACGATTTGAGCGTAACGAGTGATGGCAAACGAATTCACCGCACGGGTGAACTCAACTTGGAGAGCGCCAGTTGCGAGCGCGTTGGTGGAGGGGACGTAAGTGTTTAGACCGCCTCCGACTGTTACATAGGCCATTGAATGACCTCCTTTCGATGATTAATTACAGAGGCTTGACGGATGGAAGGCGGTATGCCCAGAAGATGGTGTCCACGGCTGCGGCTTCAAGAGCCACGAACAGAGGAACGTTTCCAGTACCAGCCGCAGTAATCGCTACGCCCGCAGTCCCGGCGATCAAGCCAAGACCCGCAGTAATAGCGACCGATGCGCCGCACTTCAACTGCACGCAGTTAGACGGCTGGAGACTGATTGGGTCGCCTGCTGCTGCGTGAACGGTAGCGTCGAATCGACGGGTTGAACCGTCAGCAACGCCGACAACGTAGTCAGCTGCTGCCGTGGAGGCAGAACCTGAGAACGCGGTCGTTGACATCTTGACGATGGCATAGGGATTGATGTCACCAGTAGCAATGAGATTTGGAGAGAATTGAAGCATTGTTGTTTCCTTTTAGCCCTTCATCCGGGCGTTGATTGCCTTGGCAAACTCTTCAGGCTTGCCAGCAAATTGCTTGACGAGTGAGCCAACGTCACCAATGTCCATGCCACGCGGCAGGGCTGCTCGGCTCATATCAATCTTGGTTCCGATTGGGTCGCGGGCGAACAGGTCGCGCCATGACTCAAGGAGAGCAACTGGGTTACGGGAAGCCTGCAACTGACCAACAAGCGCCTCGCGCTGTGAGTCTGGGATGCGGTAGCCCTCCTGCTCCATGATCTCCACTTCGCGCTCAAATTTCTCGCGCTTCAACTCGGCTTCGAGTCGGGCGAACCGCGACTTGAGGCGAGCGTTTTCTGACCGCAAGGCGTAGGTCGAGCGACGGCTGGCAACGACTGATTCGTCTTCCATCTCGTCCTCTTCTTCGCCCGCTTCGATGTCGATGTGGACTTGACCTTCGGACTCTTCATCCTCAGCCATCTCGTCCTTCTCTTCCTCGTCGTCCGCAGCCATCTCGTCCTTGTCGTCCGAGTCGTCTGCGAACTTCTTCTTCATCATGTCCGAGAGTTCGGAGATGGCGCACTTCATGGCCTCCAACTCCTCGCGCATATCGTCGCTGGATGCCATGCTGGCCTCCTCCTTGGTAGTCGTCGGGATAAAGGTATTGAGTCCACCGCCAGCCCCGACGAGGTCATGGTTGGACTTTGAACAAGTGATCTTCTCGCCCTTGCGGGTGAAATGGGTATCCGGGAGGGGACGGCGCGGGGTTTCACGCCCGAGCAGCGCCACCTCGGAGAGGTGATTTGAGCCTGACCAAATCTCAGCCGACCGACGCGGGAAGGCGTTGGTGGCAATGAAGCGGTCGAAAATATCGCGGTTCACTTCCATATCGCCCACAATGTACCCAATCCCATCGCGTTCTTCGTAGGAAATTGTGGGGAATCGACCGACAGCGGACTTCGGTTCCTTGCCGTCCTTCTCGTGCATGATGACGAGGCGAGGAAACGAGCCGCGAGCCATGTGCTTGCGCGTACTGGCGACGATGTCCTTGAGGCGCTTGTTGTTGAAACGCTTTAGCTCCGGGTCAGCCTCGCCATCGTCGATGGCTGGGTCAAACGCCATGAACAGTTCAACGCGCTCAATGGTGACCTTGTCGCCTTGGTCGGTAATGGGGTGAGAGGTTTCGGTGGTCATGTGGTTAGCCCCTGAATTTGACCGTCACTTAGACGCGTTGGGAAATACTTAAGCGACCGGATGCTGTTGTTGAGCATGACGGTCGTGTCGGTGATACTTGTTCCATCCGTAGATGGGCCGCCAATACTCATGTAGGTTGGAGCAACACTAAACGCCAGCGTCCCCGGAACGACCGCGCCGCCGTTGAGGCACAGGCTTACCTTCGTAGCGTCATAACTAAATGCGCCCTTTGCCAATGCCCCGGCGGTCAGGCTGTTGCTTGTCGTAGCGGTCGCCGCTGCGCCAAAGTCTGCCAGCCGCAGCGTGAGAGCGGAAGGAGTCTGATACATATGCAGATGGCGGTTGCGGACATCGGCAGTCGCTACTACTGAGCGAGCGGTTGCGCTTGATGCGTTGCCGTACCAGTTGGAAACAAATGTTCCAATTGTGCTACCCGTGTACCACGAGCTAAAGTTCGTCCCGGTCATAAGCGCGGTGTCGGCGGCGCGGGTGACTGCCAGCAAAGTGGTGGGAATATAACTAGAGGCTTGCGACCCTACTTCTATTTGTCCGCCCCACATAAGCATTCCTTGACTGGCTACGCCAACAAACGGCCCACCAGTAGAATCTGTAGAAGTGCTTGAGTCCATGAAGAAATAGATGGACGTACTTGCTGCATATGTTCCAGTGAGCGTAACCCGATACCAATCATTTTGATATTGCGTAATGGTTGCAGACTTGTTCGCTGCTGATCCGCCAATGGCGACAATGCTTCCAGCGCCATTCAAATCAACAATCACAGAAGCAGCGATTAAGCCGCCTGCATTTATTCCTGCTCGATAATTGCTATTTAGTCGCTTGAACCACATACTTACGGTTACAGCTCCGCTCAATGTAACACCAGCGCCATATTGCAAACGGTGATATCCGCTAACTAATGTCGGATAGAACCCAACCGCTGTACCGTTTGACGGGGAGGTTCCGGTAGTGCGGGAAAGAATATCTGAATCGCTATATGAAAGGCTTGTAGAAAATGCTTGCGAAGATAATTGATAATTCGTAACAGGGAATTCAATTAGCAACCCTTTTGGCACAAGCGTTGTAGGGTCAAAATCAAACCGAGCCTGCTGCGCCGTTGCAACCGTTGTGACATAGCCTTGATTGTTGATGTAGGTAGCCAGCGGCGTAGCGTCTGCACGGGTAAACGTAATGCGCGGATCAAGTGCGCCCATCGCCGTGAAGTCAAGGGTCAGCGTCGAGCCGTCTGGGGCGCGTGATCCCTTGCGGCTGTCGTAAGACGAGCCGGGTATTCGCGCCATGCGTGGACGGTTCAAGCGATTCATTTACAGGTTAGCCCAGAAGGTTCCCATGTCTGGCGTGCCGCTCGACTTGAATTGCGCGGTGACGTAGGACGACCCGGCAAGGTCAATCATTGCGTAGGCGGGTTCCACGTTTGACGCGACCGCCGTAGCGGGCGAGTACAGGTTGGCGGCAGGGGTTCCACTGACCTGCGTGATGCTTGAGAAAGTGCGCGTGTTCGCCACGTCAATGGTGTAGTTCGGGACGGTTCCGCTCGTGAAGCCAAGGGTGAAGTCGGCGAGGACGGTCGGCAAATACCAGAAGCTCGTGCCAGCGGCATCAAGGTACTTCTTCCATCCGAGAACGCGCATACCGATGCTCGTCTGTGCGGAGGTCGCAGAGACAAGGAACGGCATGACGTAGAGCAGGGAGGGCGCTGTGCCGCTCACCGATGCCGTGTTGATGTCCCACAGGAGGGCGGTTCCCGTAGTGCTCGTCGGCGCAGCGTTGAGCAGGACGGCCTGCGCGGCGGTGTAGGTTGCAGGGACGGTAGCGACCGTGACCTTGCGGAAGTTCTCTTGTGCTGTGTTGATGACGGGCATTTACAGTTCTCCTCTGCGCTTCATGTCGAGCGCGATTGCGACCGCTTGGTCTTGTGGCTTGCCTTCTTTGATGAGCTTGGCGATCTTCGCGCCGACGGCTGGGTCAGCGGCGGACATGATTTTCAGCCCTGCCTTCTGCTCTTCGGTCTGCTCGCGGGTCATGCGGGTCTTTGTGCCGGGGCGAGCGGCGCGTGAGCGGTCGCCTTCAAGGTCTTGTCCGACCATCTCCGCAAGTTCGTGCAGGCTGACATCCTTGCCTGTTGGCGTAATGTCGGCAAGGCGCATGGCTTCAGTAGCAAGCGCATCGCGCTTCTTGGCGTTGTTGTAACTGCCGGGGGTCGTCTCAAGGAGGCGGTAAACGTCTTCGGCGCGTCCGAATGATGCCTTCGCGCCGGGGCGGGAGGACAGGGTCTTAAACGGCGTTTGCTGTTGGTACTTGACTACCTTAGAAATTTGAACATTAACATCCTTGGCTCTTGGGTTGCTTTTCTTCAAAGTCTCAAGCATTTGCTTCCCGTAATGCTCTGCTTCAGCTTGGGTATCAAACGTCCTATTTCCCAAGATGGAATTGTCAACGTATCCGCTAATTACAAAGTAATTGCCCTCGCTGCCCTCAAACGACACTTTTGCGTTGTTGCCAGCAGCAAATCCAAGACGGGCGACGATTTCCTTGCGTGTGTTGCTCATGTCGTGCATCGTAGCGATCTCCCTTGCGATTTATTTATGCGTTTACGAAACCGGGGTCAGGAACTTGGCGTGTGTCCACGAGGCGCTGACGCGCCCCGTTGTGCTTGGCAATAGCGGCTGGGTCTATCGTCCCGTTCGGGCGCGTCCAACGCTCGCGCATGGCCTCGGCGGCGGGGACGGGGATAATGGCACACCGACAATTAAATCCAAGCGGCGGGGCGATTCCAAGGCGGTCGAAGTCTGCCATCGTCCCAACGTAGCCGTCAAAGGCGCGGTGCGTGTCCCGCGTGCGCGGGTCTTTGGTGGCGCTGAATTGCACCAGCGGGACGAACGCCTGTACCCGCTCATCCCGTAGGACTTCGGCGCTGCCCTCGGTCATAGCGCGGTTGGTGTTCGTCCGCAGGACGGTTTCAAGGCGGGAGGCGGTTAACCCCGTCCCGGTCATCATCTGGGCGGTGGTCACGAAGTCGCCGAGGTTCAT